ATGTAAACACAGTTGACCGCAATGAAGCAGCAGAAACTGTGGTTCAGATTCTAATGGATAATGATAGTGATGTGGAAGACATCCGTAACGCTTTCAAAGGCGATACAGATATCAAACGAGCACTTACAGCATATCTTGATAACGACAAAGACTACTCAGAAGACGAAGAAGACGAAGATCCTGAAGAAGAGGACCCCAACGAAGACGACTGGGAAAATTAATGTGGTATAGTCGAGTAGTTGCTAATCTTGATGCTATTCCAGATTTTATAGCACACTACGAGCGTGAAATAACTGACGCTAAAAAAGACTGCCGCATTGCTGGAATTGTTGAAAAAAACATCACAGCACTTCCTGGCATTACTGAGTTTAGATACAACCAGCTTCAAGAAATTGAAGCTGTGTTGAACTTTCTCAATATCCAACTGCGTAAGATCCGCAGAAAGCACTTCCAAAAGTATCTGGAAGGCTATGCTCGTGCGCTTACGTCACGTGATGCTGAAAAGTATGTAGATGGCGAAGATGAAGTGATTGATTATGAAACCATAATCAACGAAGTAGCATACCTACGTAATCGTTGGCTGGGTATCATGAAGGGCCTGGATACCAAACAGTGGCAAATGGGGCATGTTGTACGGCTAAGAACTGCTGGCATGGAAGACATCCAGGTGTAAATACCTGCATGAAAATTGTACTTGTAACCGGCGGCTTTGATCCGCTACACTCTGGACACATTGCTTATTTTAAAGCAGCCCGCACCTTGGGCGACATGCTGATTGTGGGGCTTAATTCAGACGAATGGCTCACACGCAAAAAAGGTCGGCCATTCATGCCATGGACAGAACGATTGTGTGTTATAAACAATCTTGCCATGGTAGACGAAGTGTACACATTTGACGATGCTGATGACTCGGCTAAAGAATTTATTAAACAAGTTCGAGCACACTACCCTGACGCAACGTTGGTATTTGCCAATGGTGGTGATCGTACTAACAAAAACATTCCCGAAATGGATGTGGTAGATGCCAATTTAGAATTTGTGTTTGGCATAGGTGGCGAAGACAAAAAGAATAGCAGTTCATGGATTCTCGAAGAGTGGAAAAAGCCCAAGACATCACGTGCCTGGGGGTACTATCGTGTGCTACACGAAGTTGGCACCAACACCAAACTTAAAGAACTTACTGTTGCCCCTAAGACCTGTCTAAGCATGCAACGACATGACAAACGATCAGAGTTTTGGTTTGTGGCCGAAGGTGAAGCCACTGTGTACACATTAGATTCCAGCACAGACCGAGATGTCAAAGATCACCTGACTGTGCATGAATCTACTTGGATCAATCGCAATGAATGGCACCAACTGTGTAACGAAACAGATCGCCCACTCAAACTAATTGAAATACAGTTTGGTGAAGATTGTGTGGAAGAGGACATTGAACGCAAATGAAACCAATTCCAATTTTTGTAGGATATGATCCACGCGAGGCCATTGCATATCATACCTGTGTAAATTCAATCATTCGCAACAGCAGCCAACCAGTGGCCATTGTGCCAGTGGCACTGAACTTGTTTCGAGACTATAGTGAAACACACACAGACGGCAGCAATCACTTTATCTACACACGATTCCTTGTGCCACATCTCATGCAATACGAAGGCTGGGCAATATTCATTGACGGCGACATGATTGTACGCGGAGATATTGCGGAACTTTGGGAACTGCGAGATTCTTACAAGGATGTTATGGTAGTCAAGCACGATTACAAAACACGTATGACCGAAAAGTATCTTGGCGCCAAGAACGAAGATTATCCACGCAAGAACTGGTCAAGTGTGATACTGTGGAATTGTAACAGTCATCCCAATAGAAAACTCACATCTGAATTTGTGCAAAAAGCTACGGGCGCTGAACTACATCGCTTTTCATGGTTACTTGATGAACGCATTGGTGAACTACCACCAGAATGGAATTGGTTGCCCGATGAATACGGGCCAAACCCCGACGCCAAGCTCTTGCATTATACCTTGGGCACTCCATGCTTTCACGAGTTTGCTGATACGCCACAAGGCAACGAGTGGCATCGAGAACGCATGCTCACTGATTATTGTCAACAAAGGTTGCCAGAATGACAGATTGGGAACAAGAAGACGAATCAACATATATTCTGCCACCGCTGTCTGATCCACATGTGTTAGATCAAACAGTCCCTGAGATTCAAGAAATATTTAAAAACATATTGAAATATCGTGTGGACCCCGAGGGTGTGTATTATGGTATTACTCTAGAAAAGTTGCAACAACAATTGGCGGCTGTACCAGTCAATCAGATTGTGGCACTGGATAGTGAATACAGATACGAAAGAAAAGGTCACATGTACGATCCACTATTGCAAAGTTTTGTCCAAGGCACAGGTGGACAAATTTCAACCTGGGAAAAAGAACAAAACAACAAGACTCCGGCAGTGTTGCGTGGTATTACCAAGCGCAAACAGATGGAAGGGTGCCGCGCCGCAGGTAGAGATTTTTACTACATGGATACAGGATACTTTGGCAACGGCAAACGCAAATTGTATCACAGGATCACCAAAAACGATGTGCAAAATTTTGGTCCTATTATAGATAGACCTAACGACAGATTGGCACGCACCGGAGTCGGCCTAACAAAATTTAGACCAGGAACCAACGTCTTGTTGGCACCGCCCAGTCAAAAACTTTTAAACCTATATGATATCAATCTTGAAGAATGGTTGCAACAAACACAAGATGAAATAAAAAAACATACTGATCGTCCAATCGTGGTTCGTCTCAAGCAAGGACGATCAACTAGGGTAAATGACGATACCATGGAAATGGCTCTAGCACAAGATGTGCATTGTTTGGTCACATTTTCCAGCATTGCAGCAGGCGAGGCGTTGTTGCTGGGCAAACCAGCCATCACACTAGGACCTAATGCAGCCGCTGCATTATGCAGTCAATCATTATCAGAAATTGAAAATCCAAAAATACCCACACTGGACGAAGTTGCAGCCTGGGCAAGACATATTGCCTATTGCCAGTTTACTGAAGTAGAAATGCGTGACGGCACTGCCTGGCGGATTCTAAATGACCATTGATGCAGTAGTATACATTAGTTCTGTTGCCAATCCTCGCAAACATTCAAGGAAAATTGAATGCTTGGAAAGTTTTGCTGCCGGAGTTAAAAACTCAGGCGGCAATGTGGTAGTAGAGTGGGATCACAAATACACACCCAGTAGATTGGCTGTGATGTTGGGATGGGCAACCACCAATACTGGCGGTCCAAATATAGCCTTACGTAAACAAATCATTGCTGAACAGCAACGTCAAGGGTTGAAAACAATGTGCATTGATGCCAGTTGTTGGAAATATCTGGATGATCAAGGAACTTATTTGAGATACAGCATCGGCGGCCCATTTTATGATCGTGCAGAGTATGCCAATGGTAATAGTGATGCTACCAAGTGGAATGAAATTCGTAACACTATCAATGTGCCACTGATTGAAGCGCCAGTTGTCAAACCCAATGGCCATGTATTGATCTGCATGCAGAGAGACGGCGGATTTGCAATGAAAACATTGGATCCCATTCGATGGCTAGAAAACAAAATTACGCTGATCAAAGAATATACCAAACGGCCAATAGTGGTAAGACCACATCCAGGCGCTTATCGTTTGCAAGACTTTAGAAAGTTTCGAAATATACCTAGAGTAACAGTGGTAGATCCAACAAAAAGTTCGTTGTTGCAAGATTTACAAAATGCTCATGCTGCTGTGTTTTTTAACAGTTCAGCCAGTGTGGCTGCTGTGTGTGCTAACATTCCAGTGTTTGTTGACGATCAGAGCTGTGTGAGTTGGTCAGTAGCCAATAAGAACATTGCCAACCTAGAGTCTCCGCAGGCCTTTGATAGATCACAATGGCTCAATGATCTTGCGGCAGCACACTGGTCGGATGCAGATGGCCGTGCAGGACTAATCTATCAAAAGTTTTTACCGTATCTGCGTTAGAGTTTTGTAACAACAACGTCATAGTTTTGGCCAACAATGCCGGGCCATTTATGACTTTTGTCAACAACAATAACATGTTCGTGAACAATGCTTACCTGCATGTTAGACAATATCTTAGTGCGCCACCAATCAGGAGACTCAATGATAAGGTGTGCATTACGACCGTCGGGCAAATGTTTTTTTGCTGGGTAGCAGGCAATTCTAAACCATCCACAACGCAATATTTTGCTGCTGATCAATTGTAGTGTAGCATCTAAATGTTCTGGCTCAATGTGTTCAAATACGTCACCGCTGATCACTGCATCAAAAGATCGTTTCGGCATACGATTATGTTCGGGATTGCCTGGATCGTACCCTTCTACCTGCATGGTTGGGTATGCTTCTTTTAATGCGGCCATCAACCCCCCATGCCCGCATCCGTAGTCTAGCACACTTGTAGGCTGGTATTGTTTTAAAAATGGATTTAGGGATTTTAATAATTTGCCACCACGAACAAATTGTCCTTTGCTGTGCATTTCAGACAATTGTGCTTGATAGTCAAGATTAATTATGGTCATCTGTGGTTTACCTCTACGTATTTGTATTTGCTTTCAAAGGTGTCTGGCACATCTTTCCATGTGCCATTCAATTGATCATCCATCCATTCAGGATAGCGTAAGCGGTCTTTCCACCACCAAAACAAATCACTACCCTTCCAGTCTGTAAAGTAACTGCGGAAGAACTCTCTAGTTCTAGGTAGTTTGAAGTATTCAGGATTATACATGGTCTTTTTGCCTTTGGCTTCTCGTTGAAAGTTTAGCCCAACAAAACAAAACTTTGTTGCATAGTTTTCTAACAAATCACGTACCCACGGCATGTCATCATCTGGTATGCTGTTTAGCACTTGTGTGCAGATAACACCATCAAACTTTGTACCAACTGGCGGCAACGTAGAGTGCTCAGGA